ATCAACTGAATATAAGGCAGATAAACAATACCTGTATCATAAGCAGATGGTCCTTTATATCCAATTATAAGATCATCAGTAGTAGCAAAAGTATCTCTATAAATAGACAATCTACCGTCAAGAGAACCAACTCTAGAAATACCAGTAACAGCTGTATTGATATCATTATCAACTGGAGATATAGTAAAAGAGTTAGTAGTTTCTAGTGCTGCACAAAGAGTAGGAGATGCTACAATAAAGTTACCTGCTCCTCTTCTTGTATCGATTGCGATCTGGTTAGCTTTTCTAATAATAAGGTTAAAAAGGTTTCTGTATTTCTCAGCTTCCCATCTACCATCTGCTGCAGCGTAATCCCATGTTATTGATCTTGGGTTAGTTGATGCAACTGATCTGATTTTATTAATAAGTTCTCTATCAATTTCAGCAGTGATCTCATAAGAAAGAACGTCCATCATCTCTTCTTCAAGATCAAGACCGTGCATTGCTTTGATATCTTGTGCTACTTCAATTGACCATCTACTTCTAAGTTTTCTGCTTTTGGCTTCTACTTGTGTTTTTTCAATGGTCATGCTTAGTTCTTTGATACCTTTACCAGTACCAATACCAAGTCCGCCACCAATACCAGGATGCCCGTCAACATCTGAAACTGTCTTAGAGCCAAGGGCTTCAGCAGCTGATGTTGCATATGTACCTGTATATGCGGGATCAAGGGTATTGTATCCAACTTCTGTATCTACGGCGCCATCATATTCTTGATCTGCTTTAAATCTAAGTGCGAAAGCTAGTCCGACTGGTCCTGTAAGTGGTTGAACACCAACGATATCATGTGCGATTAGTTCAGGGAATGTTCTTCTAACCATAGGGATGGCAATTTTATGGAATTCCCCGTTACCTGAATAACCTGTACCATTAGGATCAAGATTACCTGATGAATAAGAGTTGGTTTCATTAAGTTGTTTACCGCCACTTAAATAAAGTGCTTGGTTTTCTAGCATAACTGCGGTAGCTTTTTTTACTCTAGGGTTAGTGATTTTATCACCTTCGTCAAGAATTTCACCCCAGTCGCTTAAAAGTGTTTTAATATCTTTCATTATAACATTTCCTCCTTGTTTGTATTAATTCTATTTTTACTATTTTTAATTTGCTTTGTTTTAGAAAGTTTTTTCTCTAAGAACTTTTAACCATAGGCTCTTTGGATTACTTTCATCTAAAGTTTTATTTTCGTCTATATATGTCTTAGATTCATTTTTCTTTTTATCGTCTTTGTCTTTGTCGTCGTCATCGTCATCTTTTTTCTTTTTGTCAAAAGGTGTACCACATTCTTTACATTTTGTAGCGTCTTCTGGGTTTTCTGTACCACATTCGGGACATTCTTTTGTTTCAAATTCGTCATCTTCCTCATTAATTTTAACAAGAATGTCGAATTTTTTGTCAATGTCCTCTTTACTGGCGCCTTCAAGAATATTAAATACTTTTTCTTTTTGTTTTGGTGTGAGACCGTCACACTTTTTAAGTAAATAATTTTCTGTCATTACTTTTTCTAGTTTTGATTTGTTATCAAGATTTTCTGATACCATTTCGTCATTTTTAGATGTGAGTTCAACGATTTCATTTTTGGCTTCTTTGAGAATACCTTTTACTTCATTATCAAGAATACCTTCATCAATAGCCAATTTAGTTTTGAAGTTTTCTATCAATGGTTGATATTCTTCACCTAATCTTGCATACTCAAGAATATTTTCAGGAAGAACTAGTTCTTCTTCTAAAAGGTCATCCAAAAAGTTAGAGAATTTGGCAGTAATATCTTCTTTATAGTTATCGAATTTTGTTTCCATTTCTTCGACGACTTTTTCTTTAATATCATCTTCCATTTCTTTTGATTTTTCAGTAGCTTTTGATTCAATGATAGCTTCTAATTCTGTTTTTAGTTTTTCTTGATCTGCTTCATCAAGTTTTGTAATGCCTAACATTTCTAAAATTTTATCCATTATAACTTTCCTCCTTATATTGTTTTTTCAATATCTTTAATAACTTGCCATATATGTTTGTAGGCTTCTTTTCTTGCTTCTTTTATTGTCATTTCAGAGGATTCATTTTTAATGGCGAACTCTTTACCTTCATAAATTCCGTTGACATATTTAGACCCAGGATTACTAGCATCAGAAACGATGTCCCAGCAAATAAGATTATAATCTTCATTTACTTTTCCGTCTTCATTTACTGTACCTAATCCTCTGCTAGATATACCGACTCTACCACCACTTTCTATAATCCCCTTTAAAATACCACCACAATAAGTACTACTGAGCACTTTTGCTTTACCTATTATATCATCACCCTTCCAATGAAGATCTTCAACCATTATAGCTACTTTCTCTAAATCTATATCGGGTTTTTCAGGATGATTTAATTGACCATATAGTGAACTTTCCTTTACTTGATTCATCACTTTATTTAACTCTCTGTCAAGTAAAGATTTTTCATATACACGCCCATTATTATTTCTAACACCAGCAGAAGAAAAAATACCTGAAACATAAAGATCTTTGCCAACTGATTCAGTGACGATCTTGTCACTTGTTTCTGTAATTAACTTTTTAAGCATTTATTACTCCTCTTCTGTCTCTACCTTCAAAGGATCATTTTTCAATTTTAATTTATCCTTTAAAAAGGAATTCATATCTTTCTTAATTTCTTGTCTTAGTGTATCTGAAGCATCATTAAATTTGTCGTCCTCAAAATCATTAAATGCTTGTCTTACTTTTTCTTTATCTGCCATTTTGACCTCCCTTATACAAATTATTTAACCATTATTATTCATTGTTATTTATTAACAATTTAACTTAATATTAAAAACCCTCAATGATAACAACAAAAACCTGAAATCATTGAGGATTCTAGTATATTTTTAGAATGTATTAAAGCTAAAAAGCTGACTCTTGCTTCAATCCATATTTTTCATCATCACTCCAGCCTTTGCTTAATTCTTTTAAATCCTCATCCTCAAATTTTAAATATTTCCTCATTAAAAAAGACTTAGGGAACTCTTCATTGTTGGACAAGTTTTGATAGTTGTCAAACATTCTTTGAAGCTTGGATTGATTGATTTGATCAATATAATTATTAGGAGGTGTCATTGTTATTCTTAACTTTGATACATCTAAATCATACTGCTTTACATAACCCATAAATGTTAAATGTAACAAAAATAAATCTAATAACTTCGAGCATAATCTATTTTGATATTTTTCAAGAAATTTGGCCCATTTGATTTCATCTCTGGCTATCTCATCTTGATTACCACCAAACACTATTTCCCCATTTCTGCTTTCATGCATAGAAACAACTCTTGACATAGGATATTTCAAAGACATATACAACTTCTTTTGAAAATAATGAATATCATCTAACTCTGCAAAACCTGAAGGATTTCCACCTATTGAAGTGATATCCGATCCTCTACCATCAGAACTTTGAGCAACAAAAAAATTCTCAAGTATACTAGTTACATCTACACTATTCGTTAGACTTCCTGTGTTAGGATCATATATCTGTTTCTTTGTGAACTTATTCTTAATCTGTTCAACATATTTCATTGATTTATCTTTAGGCATGTTACCTGTATCAATCTTAAAAACTAATCTCTCAGGTGATCTAATTAGTCTATAGATAACAACTGATGTTTCTAATAACCTTAATTGATTAAATGGCTGTCTACATTTATGCAAATATCCTAATATGTCTTTTTTATTCACACCATATACACCAGAATTAACAAAAGTTATCTGAGACGGATAAAATGTTATCACTTTGTCAGATGTCTCCGCTTCCTCTGGTGTTGTTGGTTTCTTTGCATTATCTACAAGGAACTGATAAAAGTTTGTTATCTTTCCTGTGGACCCATCCAAATCATAATCCATTGTTTCAGCTGGTAACTTCTTTACACCTAATATACCCAATGAAGGCCTAGACTTATTGATAATGTTTTCTATATATAATTTACCATCTACAAATAACGATATTAACCAATCCTCTATATTCTTTGATATCTCTATTCTTTCTTTAAAAAGCTTATCAAACTCTTCCTGAAGATTTTTATTAATATTTTCGTTTTTATTAATAGTATCATCTATTAATTCTAACTGTAATATATTACCATCAAGGTCTTGCTGAGAAGCCTCAGTAGCCGCATCTTCTACAACATTCGCTATCTCCGGCATATCATACATCTTACGATATTCAGAAAGCTTGGTTTTATTGTTTTTAAGATCCTTATTAATATTTTTTTCATAGAAAAGATTAAATGATCCCGTTCCTACATTACCAAAACCTTGCACAGAATGAATA